CAGCTAATTTACGCGGACGGCTTTATCTGCATCGCGGCATCGAGCGCACTTATACCCGTGATTTGCTCGTAGAAGTTTTTCTCGACGGACGCGGTAACGGCCTGAATCACTAACCCCCCTTTCCTGTTTTCCTAATCAGCCTGGCATTTCGCGGGCGATATTTTCACAGCCATTTTCAGGAGTTCAGCTATGAACGCTTATTACATTCAGGATCGTCTTGAGGCTCAGAGCTGGGCGCGTCACTACCAGCAGATCGCCCGTGAAGAGAAAGAGGCAGAACTGGCAGGCGACATGGAAAAAGGCCTGCCCCAGCACCTGTTTGAATCGCTATGCATCGATCATTTGCAACGCCACGGGGCCAGCAAAAAAGCCATTACCCGTGCGTTTGATGACGATGTTGAGTTTCAGGAGCGCATGGCAGAACACATCCGGTACATGGTTGAAACCATTGCTCACCACCAGATTGATATTGATTCAGAGGTATAAAACGGATGAGTACAGCACTCGCAACGCTGGCTGGGAAGCTGGCTGAACGTGTCGGCATGGATTCTGTCGACCCACAGGAACTGATCACCACTCTTCGCCAGACGGCATTTAAAGGTGATGCCAGCGATGCGCAGTTCATCGCATTGTTGATCGTCGCCAACCAGTACGGCCTTAATCCGTGGACGAAAGAAATCTACGCCTTCCCTGATAAGCAGAACGGCATCGTTCCGGTGGTGGGCGTTGATGGCTGGTCCCGCATCATCAATGAAAACCAGCAGTTTGATGGCATGGACTTTGAGCAGGACAATGAATCCTGTACATGCCGGATTTACCGCAAGGACCGTAATCATCCGATCTGCGTTACCGAATGGATGGATGAATGCCGCCGCGAACCATTCAAAACTCGCGAAGGCAGAGAAATCACGGGGCCGTGGCAGTCGCATCCCAAACGGATGTTACGGCATAAAGCTATGATTCAGTGTGCCCGTCTCGCCTTCGGATTTGCTGGTATCTATGACAAGGATGAAGCCGAGCGCATTGTCGAAAATACCGCATACACTGCAGAACGTCAGCCGGAACGCGACATCACTCCGGTTAACGATGAAACCATGCAGGAGATTAACACTCTGCTGATCGCCCTGGATAAAACATGGGATGACGACTTATTGCCGCTCTGTTCCCAGATATTTCGCCGCGACATTCGCGCATCGTCAGAACTGACACAGGCCGAAGCAGTGAAAGCTCTTGGATTCCTGAAACAGAAAGCCACTGAGCAGAAGGTGGCAGCATGACACCGGACATTATCCTGCAGCGTACCGGGATCGACGTGAGAGCTGTCGAACAGGGGGATGATGCATGGCACAAATTACGGCTCGGCGTCATCACCGCTTCAGAAGTTCACAACGTGATAGCAAAGCCCCGCTCAGGAAAGAAGTGGCCTGACATGAAAATGTCCTACTTCCACACCCTGCTTGCCGAGGTTTGCACCAGTGTGGCTCCGGAAGTTAACGCTAAAGCACTGGCCTGGGGAAAACAGTACGAGAACGACGCCAGAACCCTGTTTGAGTTCACTTCCGACGTGAATGTTATTGAATCCCCGATCATCTATCGCGACGAAAGTATGCGCACCGCCTGCTCTCCCGATGGTTTATGCAGTGACGGCAATGGCCTTGAGCTGAAATGCCCGTTTACCTCCCGGGATTTCATGAAGTTCCGGCTCGGTGGTTTCGAGGCCATAAAGTCGGCTTACATGGCCCAGGTGCAGTACAGCATGTGGGTGACGCGAAAAGATGCCTGGTACTTTGCCAACTATGACCCGCGCATGAAGCGTGAAGGCCTGCATTATGTCGTGGTTGAGCGGGATGAAAAGTACATGGCGAATTTTGACGAGATGGTGCCGGAGTTCATCGAAAAAATGGACGAGGCACTGGCTGAAATTGGTTTTGTATTTGGGGAGCAATGGCGATGAAGCATCCTCGCGATAATATCCGGGTAGGCGCGATCACTTTCGTCTACTCCATTACAAAGCGAGGCAGGGTATTTCCCGGCCTTTCTGTTATCAGAAATCCACTGAAAGCACAGCGGCTGGCTGAGAAGATAAATAATAAACGGGGAGCTGTATGCACAAAGCATCTCCTGTTGAGTTAAGAACGAGCATTGAGATGGCACATAGCCTCGCTCAAATTGGAGTCAGGTTTGTGCCAATACCAGTAGAAACAGACGAAGAATTTCATACGTTAGCCGCATCCCTTTCACAAAAGCTGGAAATGATGGTGGCGAAAGCAGAAGCAGATGAGAGAGACCAGGTATGACAACCACTGAATGCATTTTTCTGGCAGCGGGCTTCATATTCTGTGTGCTTATGCTTGCCGACATGGGGCTTGTTCAGTGACACCTCAGCAGGAAAACGCCCTTCGCAGTATTGCCCGTCAGGCTAATTCTGAAATCAAAAAAGCCAGACAGCAGTTTCCGGATAAAAACGTCGATGACATTTGCCGTAGCGTACTGAAGAAGCACCGCGAAACGGTAACGCTGATGGGATTCACACCGACTCATTTAAGCCTGGCAATCGGCATGTTAAACGGCGTCTTTAAGGAACGATGAACATGAAAAGCAAAATCATCAGGGAGCTACAGGCTCCTTTTTTATTGTTCGCATTCACCCTCAAGCGTATTAACCAACAATTCAGGGATTAATGGAAGATGGCAGACATCATTGATTCAGCATCAGAAATTGAAGAATTACAGCGCAACACAGCAATAAAAATGCACCGCCTGAACCACCAGGCTATATCTGCCACTCATTGTTGTGAGTGTGGCGATCCGATAGATGAACGAAGACGCCTGGTCGTTCAGGGTTGTCGGACTTGTGCAAGTTGCCAGGAGGATCTGGAGCTTATCAGTAAACAGAGAGGTTCGAAGTGAGCGAAATTAACTCTCAGGCACTGCGTGAAGCGGCAGAGAAAGCCGGTGAAGATAAGTGGCAGGCTAAAAAAATAAATGGTGATTTTTTCGTTATTCGTCACGGTAGTTATACAAGACAGCATGGCTACACATCGTATCAACCCATTGCGGAGATTGATTGTAAGCCAGTCCGGGATTTTGTTGCCAAGGCTAATCCGGCTACCGTGCTGGAATTACTGGATGAACTGGAAGCAGCAAAAAAGCGCATTGCAGAACTGGAAGCGCGGGAAATACTGCTCCCGGAACGTAGCAGCATGCTTCATCGAACAGATTTTCACGATGATTACCAAACGGTAATGGCATACAAAGTTTCTGAAGTCATCGATGCAATCCGCGCTACTGGCATTCGCATCAAAGGAGAGTGAGATGATTCACTACCACGGTGGGCCTATTACTCCTGATACGTGCGCAATGAGAGCATGGAAAGGGCGACATGCGTTTATCAGTTTTGCGCATTCAGGCCAGATCAATCTCGCGGCTGAATACTGTCAGTCGTTCGCGCTGGACAACGGTGCATTCACCGCCTGGAAAGCAGCTGGCAAAAACAAAATCGACTGGAGCGATTACTACGAGTTTGTTGCTCGCTGGAAGAATCACCCAGGATTCGATTTTGCCATTATCCCGGATATTATTGATGGCGGAGAGGAGGAAAATGATGCGCTTCTGAATGAGTGGCCTCACGGAAAACTAGCTGGCGTTCCAGTGTGGCACATGAATGAAAGTGACGCGCGATTTATTCATTTGTGCAATGAGTTTCCGCGAGTGGCTATCGGTAGTTGTGGCGACTATGACGTAAAGCGCCCAACTCTTGCGGTAGCCAGAATGAAAGACCTGATTCGTCACATTGTTGATGGGCATGGTCAGCCGGTTACGAAACTACATGGATTGCGCATGTTAAATCCGCTGATATTCACAAAATTAC